TTCCGCTCGACGTGAATCTGGAGTGCACCTTCGAGCACATTACAACGGGTACTTCGGAAGCGATTGCCCCGATGGATGCGCTGAAGCAGATCGGGGGCGCGGCCGAGTGGGTGTCTTCGGCGTCTGACCAGTGTGAGCCGTATGCGATTGACATTGAAGTCGAGCATACCCCGCCCTGCGGAACGTCACAAGTCGAAACCGTGCTCTTCCCGGATTTTCGGGCCGACACGAAGGAAGTCAACTACCAGGATGCGGCAATTTCGGTATCCGGCAAGTGCAATGTGACTGAGCCGGTGGTCAATCGGACTGACTAGAGCTAAGCAGCTATCACCGGTGCCGGCTTGCATCCGGCACCGGTGTTATTTTCATTCATCAACTGAATGTTTTCTTTCGAGGGAGAATAAACTATGAAAATTGCAGGAGTTGATCCTAGTACCCTCTGTAATGAGGTACTGCTTGTGTTGCCGCGTGGCGAGCAAGACATTGTTTTTCGCGCACGCGGTCTGAAAGACATGGATGTGTTCAATGCCAAGTGTCCACAGCCGAAGCCGCCAGGTAAGTTGACTCGCGATGGCTTTGTCGCGAATGCTAACGATCCTACGTTCACGCAAGTGCTTGACCAGTGGGCTAAGAAGCGTCTTGGTTACATTGTCTACCATTCGCTGAAGCCAAGCGAAATTGAGTGGGATCATGTGGTTGAAGATGATCCACGGACATGGCCGATGTGGGAGAAAGACCTGCGAGAGGCCGGCTTCAGTGAGATTGAGTGCAGCCGAGTGCTTGCGCTGGTCATGGAGGCAAATGCTCTTGATGAGGCCAAACTGAAGCAGGCTCGGGAGGTTTTTCTTCTTGGTCAGGCTCAGGCTCAGCAAGAATCCTCTGGCCCAGCTACCGAACAGCCGAATACGCCGTCTGGCGGGCCTGTGGAAGGCTAGGAATTCGGCCGCCTGGTGTGAAAGAGTCGTGGGATGATTGTGGCGTTGAGACTCAGGCTTTGATTATCGCGTTCGATCAGGTCATGGCTTACGATGAGGAGCGCTGGCAAGCGAAGTTGGCCGGCGCGAAGACGGACGCTCCGGCCTCAGGACGCCCAACTGCACGGCCGACTCGTCATTCACCTAGACCAAGGCGCTGAGTCTGACCATGAAGTTTACGTACAAGTTCCGCCGCCCCAAGTTGAATCTTGAGCGCTTCAAGAAGGACCTTGACAAGCACATGCGCGAGATGTTGGCGATGGGGTTAGCCGCCTGGCTTGATGTCGTGACGGCTGAAGTGCCAGTTTGGAGCGGAGCTTCGCGTGCTACCTTCTTGAAGATAGCGGGCGAGATAGGATTTTCTGTCACGGTCGGCGGGGGCACTGCCCCCGAAGACCGTACCGGGATTGGTGAGGCAGCCAGCAAAGGCAAGTTGATTGCTGACATCGGCACGGGTGAGTATGCTTTTGTCTATGGCACCTCGCTACCATGGCTGATTTGGAATGAGTACCACAACGCGAATATCGACCCTGACCCCACGTTGTTCGGTCGATTGAAAAAGCCGGGCCCCTACAACTTCCAGGCGAAAGGGGCGGCAGCATTTATCCATGAAACGCGACAAGTAGGGCTACCGAAAGTCGCCCCGTACATACGGGGCGTTTCGGTGCGGAGATAAGAAATGGCTGACGAGATTCTCAGTAAACTAGGCTTTGACGTTCAGCAAGCGCTGGACGCTCTGCGCCAACTCGACAGTCAGTTGAACGCCTCTGGCACGGCGTTTAATGCGCACGCCCAACAGTTGAATGCCTGGAATACACAAGCCAGGGCTGCTTTGGCCACGATGAAGGAGATGGCTCAGACGGCTGGTGGCATCACTCTTCCGACTCCACCTTCTGCTACGCCAACTGCTGCTCAGCCGGCTGGTGGCGGTCTTTGGCTCCCGCCTGGCTTACAGACGCAGATCAATCAAGCCAATCAAGGCATGTCACAACTGGCCGGTACGGCAGCGTCCGCAGGGAATGCGATGACTCAGGCCGGAGCCACAGGTGGTCAAGCACTCAACGGAGCGTCACAAAGCGCCGGGCGACTTTTCATGTCGCTCAAGATGATCGGCCGCATCATTATGACGCAGTTGATCGTTCGTACCCTGTCACAAATCAGGAATGCTCTTCGTGAGGCCACAACTTCGGCGATTGAGCTTCAGCGTTCCTTGGCCGAGATTGAAGCCATCTCCCCTCCGACGGCCTCTTTTGAAAGGCTAGGGGCCGAGGCTGCTGCTGCTGCGGCCCGTTTCAACATTCCTCTTCCCGATGTGGCAGAGGGTATGTATCAGACAATCTCGAACCAGTTTGTGGAAGTCTCTGAACGCGCCCGCGTTATGGAGGCGTCTATGAAGCTGGCACGTGTTGGCGTGATGGACGTGAGGGACTCGGTTCTGTTGCTGACCGGAGCTTTGAATGCTTATGGCGAATCCTCATCGAATGTGGAGCTTGTTGCAGCAAAGTTCTTCCGCACGATTCAATTGGGACGTGTACGTGGAAAAGAATTGGCCGACACTATCGGTCAAGTGGTGCCGATTGCGGCTCAATTGGGTATATCATTAGATGAAGTCACTGCCTCCTATGTCTCAATGACGATTGGCGGTCTTGACGCCCGCAAGTCTGCTACATCCCTCCGTCAAGCGATGTTGGCTTTCATCAAACCGTCCGAGGACATGAAGAAAGTCCTCAAAGATTTGGGCTACGCTAATGCCGAGCAGATCATACAGGCCGAAGGCTGGGGCGGCGCTTTGGATAAAGTGGCTCAGGCATCTGACGGTATGGTCTCGGAAGTTGCGAAATCCATCCGGCGTGTCCGAGCTTTGACTGGTGTTCTGAGCTTGACTCGTGAAGAGTCAGAGAAATACAATGAAGCTCTGGAGGCGATGAAGAATGTAACTGCTGACAGCATGGAGGAAATCTACAAGCAGTTCACATCTATGCCAGCCGAAGCATTAACAAAGGAAATCAACAAGCTGAAGGTCACTTTGACACGCGACTTTGGTAACATGTTATCTACGCTTCTAGGTGACATGGTAAAGTTCGTCGGTGGCGCGGACAGAATATCGGCGGCTTTGCAGACAATTGCTAAAGCAGGCGTTGTGCTTGGCGTAGGCTTGCTTGCGCTGTCTGGTTACCTCGCTATAACATCTGCGGCCTTTGCCTCTATGTGGGCAGCCATGGGACCGATCGGCTGGGTTATTCTTGGAATATCGGCCGCGATCACTGTTCTTGTAGCAAAGAATTCGTATGCTACAGCGATGATGATCGCTGATATTCGGCGGACGACAGAAGAACGACGTGCTGCGAGAATGGAAGAGTTGCGGGAGATTGAAGACGCTCAGCGTGAAGAGATGGAAGCACTGCGGAAGCAGAACCAAGAGCGCAATCAAATCTATCAGCAAGGCATGGCAGATGTTCGTAAGACGTACTACAAGGCTATTGACGCTCTGAAGGATAAGGACAAGGAACTTATTGACAGCACTCGTGAGACTCTTGGGTCCATGGTCAAGTCGCAGGAGCGTGTTGTGTCCGCGTACCGCAAGTCGGCGCAGGCTGCCGCTAATGCAGTGTCTCAATCGCGACAACGGCAGATTTCAGCCGAATCCGAATATGCTGATGCTGTCTTCAAGTATTCCCGGCAAAATGAAGGGGCGTATAGGAAGGCAGAGTCCTACATGTCACGGGCAGCTTTCTTGGCAAAGGAAGCCCAAGAGGCGATGACAAAGGCGCGTACACCGGAGCAGATTTCAGCGGCTCAGGCCATCTTCCAGCGAGCAGAGGCGGCGGCTCAAGAAGCTGAGAATCTTGCACAGGGAACAAAGAGTTCGATACTGCAAGGGGACGCGCAGCGAAGAATCCTGTTCATCATGCGCCAGAAGATAGAGTCTGAACAGACTCTTCAGAAGATTCAAGCCGAAGAGGCGCAACGTCTCGCTCAGAAAGCCGCTGAGGAACAGAAGCATCTCAATGAGATGAAGACGTTGATGAAGACTATTCTCACTGATCTTCAAGCTTTCGATAAGAAGGGACCAAAAGACCCGCTTCAATTGAAGGGTCAGCAAGAACGCTTGAATCAAAGCATCCAGCGGATGCGAGAGCTATGGCTGCGCGGCGATAAAGTCGATGTCGGTGACATGCTGGCTTTTGACAAATTGCAACAGCGTGTCCAGACAGTCATGGCGGCCGGAGTCGATAAAGTAGAGGTGCAAGAACTTTGGGCGGCCCCTGAGCGGTTTGCGAGTTTCCGGGAGCAAATCGAGAAGGGCATCGGACCTGTTCGAGTGATGTTCGATTACGTTATACCGCAACTTCCAGCCAGACTTCAGGAGGCTTTGAAGGGAACCACGGCAGAGGAATCTATGGACATCTTCTCCCACGAGATGACGACTCTCGGCAAGATCATGGAAGATTACAAGGACATGGGCAACAAGTTCTCGAACGCAAATACTACGATTGCGGCGGCGCAACGCGATGCTGTGGCGGCCTTGGATCAATGGGTCAACACTGCTGATGTAGCTGGCACAGTGAAATATATCAAAGCCCGCCGCAAAGGATTCATTCCTCTCGGTGAATGGGCCAAGACATTTGAGGAGTTCATCAAAGAGGCCGGTCGCTTTACCGATATGCCAGTAGGCGCGCTCAACACGGAGGATTTCGAGCGGCTGAATACTGCATACACAGCATATCTTGAAGCTCTTGATCCGCCTGAGACAGTGAGAGAAGCTCTTCTCAGTTTCATGCAAGAGGCTGAGCTTGCGGCATCGACTGCTGAACAACGAGCGAAGCTTCTACAAGGTCTCCAAGGCATGGAGACACGTGCTACAGAGGCTCAGTCTTTGATGCCGCTGTTGGAGGAAGGCTTGAATCGAGCGAAAGCAGCGATGCAGGAATCGGATTCTGCCATTCAGAAAGTGAAGACAGAGACAGCCGCCGCACGAGGCGAGTTGACATCGCTCTCACAGACGGACATGAGCAATCTGGTAAGCCAGATTGGTCAGGCCGCGAACAACATGTGGAATCTTGCCAGCGCCTCCCAGTCGGTACAGATGCCGACAGGTGCGGAGCTTGCGGCTCGTGGCGGGCGTGCCGGTCGCTACTTAGCGATGGGCGGTCCTGCCGGCACGGATGTGGTACCCTCGTGGCTTTCACGCGGGGAGTTTGTGATGAATGCTGGGTCGGCAAGCAAGTTTGCCTCCCAGCTTGTGGCAATGAACGCCGGTGTACAGCCCAACTTCCGTAGCGATGGTGGTAGCGTCACTAACATCGGTGACATCAATGTAACTGTTTCGGGCGGCGCGACTGGCCGCCAGACGGCTAGGTCTATCGCCGCCGAGTTAAGACGCGAACTGCGGCGCGGTACTACAACCCTGTAGCAAGAGGAGATCGACGAATGAACGATCGACTGCGAGTTCGAGAAGGTGCAGCTTGTGAAGTGGTCCGGGCTGCCAAGAAAGTGTGGGATGACTTCGATCCGAGAGGTCATTTTCACGTAGAGCACTGGCGCGCCGGAGCTTTGATCGGCGTGTACGACGTGCCCAACTTGATTACCAACGAGGGCAAGAATCGTCTGCTCAACACGATGTTTTATCTCGCTACCACGGCTGCTCGATACGAGACGTGGTATCTGGGGTTGGTTGACAATGCGGACCCGACTCCTTCCCCGGCGGCCGGAGATACCTACGCCCAGATCAATGGCTCCAATGTGTGGGATGAGTGGGAAAGCTATGATGAAGCAACACGACCTGCATGGGGGAATGGCGCGGCAGCTAGCCAATCCATCACCAATGCGTCCCCGGTTGTCTTCACTATCAGTGCCAGCGGCGCTGTCTACGGATTGTTTGCCTGTGCGGGTCCAAACGCTGCATCGAAGGGAGACAATACGGCTGGCTCCTCGCCGAATCAGAACATCCTCTGGTGTGTCACTGGTTTCGCATCAGGAGCAGTGACGGTGGCTGACGATGACCAATTGAAGGTCACGTATACCACCAGTACATAAAGGGAACTCTCCCTCGCCAAGGCCGGGCCGGAGTCACTTTGGCCCCGGTCCGGCCTATTTCTTTTACATACACGGAGTTTTGAGGAGCAACCATGGCACGCGAACAAATCGTCAACAATGCAATCACGTATCTGTCAGGAGCTATCACTGACATAGCCACGTCGATTGCTGTGTCGGATGCCTCTGCGTTTCCGGCCAGCGGTGATTTTGTCATCATCGTCGATGATGAGATCATTCTTGTGAAGAGTGTGTCGGGCGATACATTCACGTCCTGTGTGCGGGGGCACGAGGGCTCCAGTAATGTTGCCCACGATGATGGGTCTGTTGTGGCACATATTCTGACAGCGGGGAGCCTGTTGCGACACATACGGGGTAGTGTGCCATTTTTCAATGATACAAATGTCCCCCTTGTTAATTACATGGTGGACGACGCTGGAGTCATTCTCGATGCGTCAGATTTTGACGATTTCAATCAAGGTGGCTCATCGCTGACGAACCATGACAGCGGAGGTGTTTTGTTGTATATCCCTGCTGCCGTCTCTAATAGCGTGCGAGTCTACAAGAGGGCTGCCCCATCGACTCCGTTTACTGTGGTCGCTATGGTTCGTGGGAACACGCCAATTGACGGTGGTATGTTCGGCATAGCCTTTCGTGAGAGCACCACTGGCAAGATGCTAAACATCGGACGAACAGCTAGCGGTGTGGTTGCTCAGAAATGGAATGATGAAGAAGAAGACTATGTTGGCGCGGTCGGAACGTCATACGCCACC